ATCAGATTGAGCCTGTCTTGACATATTATCAAGGAATAATGCACTACCTACTTTTTCAATACCTCTTCCGACACCTGATTGTACTTTTTGGCCAAAAGACATTCTTTCAAAATTTGCATCATCTTGCTTTTTATCAATCTGAAGGTCATTACCCTCTTTATCTTTACCAACACCTAGTTTACCTAAACCGTAATCAACTGCAGCACCACCTGTTACCGCAACCCCGGCAGCAGCTGCATAAGGTAAAGCAGCTCTTCCAGCAGTCATAAGGCCGCGACCCATTTTACCCAGCTTACCTTTTCCACCCATTAAATCCATTGCACCAGAAGCAAGATCGCCCAATATAGATCCTCCGCCACTGCCCTCTTCATTTCCTGAAGGAGTTCCAGTACCTTTAGGTCCTTTTTTGATAAGGTCCTTAGGAGTTTTAGGAGCTAAAGCTTCTCTGATTGCTTTAAGTTCAACAAGTTGAGCCTTAGTCGTATCCAACATCTGCTTAGATATCTCAAGATCA